TATTCCATTTTGACAGTATTCCCAGCTTTATTTCTGTCTTATCCCAATCAACGCATTTAATATATCCGGTGCTTTTTACAACTTTTGTCTGCCAGGATATAACAACCCTAGTTGGATTCGAACCAACAAATGCAGGAGTCAAATTCCTGTGCCTTACCTTTTGGCTATAGGGCTATAAGAGATGTAAATTATGTGTATATAGCTTATATTCAGTTTCAACTCTTGATATACACTACATCTCTAATTGAGATAGATAGGATTTGAACCTATGTTTCTCGGAGTATCGCTTTTAATGTTTACGATTATTCTGCATCCCCGAGGGTCTTAACCACTTGACTACTATCCCATATTAGTGTTTATATGTGTTATCGCTTCACATTGTTTTTTACTTCTCATTTCTGATTGTGAATAACTCTGTTTCATTTTCATATACTCTAATCAAATAAACTTCATCATTCATACAATCTTCTGCCAATGATTTCAAATCCTCAACAGTTGGATACTCGTTTCTATCAATATCATAACACTCATATTTTTTCTGTGCAGTTGCTTTATTATCAATAATCATTTTTGTCATATCAATCACCTTTTACCTTTCTATGTATTTTGTTCTTTGTTTTATTATGTTTATATTGTAATACATAAAAATAGATTTGTCAATAGTTTTTTAAAAAATAATTTTGCAATTTAAAAATTCTTCTTGCAAGTCATTTATATCCCTATTATCCGTATATACAAGTTCTTTTATAATCTTTCCGTGTACATTCTTTTTAAATCTTTCTGTTGCTTTTCTTCCCGCTTCGTCCGGGTCAAATGCAAGAATATATTCACGAACTGGTAACTTATTCAATATTTCATATTGTTTTCGATTTCCGGTACCTATCATAGCCATAGCAGGCTTATCATATTTCCAACAAGTTAAACAATTCAAAAAAGATTCAGTGATATACGCTCTTGTATAAGTTCCATATCTGAATAAATACGAGCAATATATAGGTTTATCCATTCCTTTTGGGAGGCGGAAAAACTTTCTTTCTGTACTTCTTCCTGCAATGAATACACATCTTCCTTCAATGTCTCTAACTGGGAATGTAATTTCTTTTCGTTCTCTGTCATAACCAATATCAAACCTTTCTATAATTTCATCAGTCAATCCTCTTTGATACATATAAGGATGAATATATCTATACTTATCTAGTTCCAGTTCTCTAATATATCTATCACAATCCCTATTATGTTCACTATCGCATATATTATTGTGCCTATTATGATTATAAATATCACTCGGTCTGCCATTAAATCCCTCCATTATATTTGGTCTTGTTTCAATTTCTACTGTGTTAAATCTTTTTATTAGCCATCTTTTTCCAAATTTTCCATCATCCATATATCCAAAAATTTCAGATATCATTTCTTCAATGGAACCAGACCATCCACAAGCAAAACAGTGACATTTATCTTTTTCTCCATTTATTCCAAATGATGGCTTTCTTTCCTGCCCACCTTTATGAAAAGGACAATTTGACTGCAAATTTTCTCCATTAGGTCGCACAACAGCAAATCTGTTAAGTCCTTTTTGTGCTAAATCAAATCTTAATGTGTTTATAACATCCTCAGTAGATGCTTGTATAATAGTATCTTGTAGTTTTATCATAGTTTCACAACTCTCTCTATAATCCCTTTTATTCCCTCACTTGTTTCGCTTATTTTCAAATTATCCCCACATTGAAGTATATAATCTTTTGCTATTATCTGTTCTTCTAATTCTGTATCAATCCAAACGACTAAATTTCCTTCTCTGTCTAAGACCTGATATTGCATATTATCCCTCCTCAAGCTCTCCAAATAGTTCTTCATACTTTGACAAATCATATCTTAATAAGAGAGATTTAACTTCAATCTCAGTCAGAGTATTTGCAAAATTACCAGAATAACCTTGTTTGGTATAAGTTACTAGCCAATTACCTTTCTTACTTCTCCAAATTTTAACATTATGAGCTATACTTGACATTTGAGTATCTGTTAATACAAATGTCCATGTGTAAGTATATTCACATTTTTCCGAAATCAGTTCCATCTTATCTGTATCATATTTTAAATTATCAATTACAAATATCATTTAATATTCCTCACTTTCTTTTTCTTTGCTAATGGAATCTTGTAGTTTTATCAAAAACCCTCACCTCTTTCACATCTTTATATCTGTCCAATCAAATTCTTCTCCACATTTGTAACATTTTTTAGGTTTATTCTGTGTAGGATTTATCAATGGAAAATGAATTACTTCTTTACATTTTGGACAACCCAAATAAAAATCTCCCATGAAATCATCCTGTATCATTATAGGTTTTTGCATCTAATATTCCTCCTCTTCTTTATCGTGATATCTTCTTCTTAAATCTTCACTTTTTTCTTCATCTTCTTTTCCTTTTTCAGGATTAGGGATGTAATCAAAAGTACCTCTATCTGTATCCCAAGCATACACCCATTTAATTCCAACTTTTGAATTTCTTGCTTTTACATTCTGTATTTGCAAGCCTTCTTCTTTTTGTTGAATTGAAAGAACAATTGAAGCGTTATAAGCTATTCCATCTGAATCTCTAATGTTTTCAAGTTGTAAATCTTCATTTATTGTTCCTTCTCTGTTTGACTGCACAACTACTAAAACTGGTATTTTTAAATCAATACTTAACTGCATTAAATCTTCAGATATGTTCGTCAACTGAGTGGTCTTATTATCTCCTCTTTTTCCTCGTTCATCCTGTAAATAAGAGATACCATCAATTGCAAGTATATCTAACTTATTTGATTCACACCAACTTTTTAACTTTGATACAGTTACTTTCTTTTGAAAATCTCTAGGGTGTGCAACATAGAATGGTGTTTCATTATCAACCAACTTATTTATATATTTCTCATAGCCTTGTACATCTTCACCACGATATAATGCTTGTGAAGATATATGCTGATGCACTGTATCAAATCTATATCCTGTTTTATTTGGTGACATTTCGGGTTCTAAAAGTCCTACTCTTGCATGATATACTTTCCATGCATGTTCTAGCATTTTAATGAGTACCCAAGATTTTCCTTGTCCTGTTCTTGCAAATAAAACTACAAGTTCCTCACCTTTATGCCATCCACCCAAGTCATTGTCTATCTCTTCAAATCCGCTTGCTATAAAGTGAGTATCTTGATTGTCTTTTGTTTCTTTCCATTCTTCAAGTCTTTCTTTTGCTTGTGAGATAATATCAGTTCCTTTTACTGCCTCAGCAATCTTCAATTCAGGTATTTTTGCTTTCAGATAATTTACAGCTTCATAAGCATCTGTCTGTAATAGTTCTGCCATCTTTGTAAGCACTGGAACCGACTGAGAATACAAGTATTCTTCACGGAATGTATTTACAAGATATTCAGTGCTTTCCGATACATTGACTACATCAAAATCCTGGAACTTTGCTATAAATGTTTCAAGGTCTGGAACATTTCCATATTCCTGTTTATGTTCCATTATATAGTCATATTCTTCTTGATACTGATTGAAATAATCTCTTGTTATATCGTTTAAATCTAAAAGAGATGTATCTTTGTCTTTCAGCACTTTATTTATTATTTGCAATTCTACCATTAATGTACACCTCTTTTATCTTCCTCTATGAATTTGATAGGGATGGAGCAATTATATATTCTACTAGCTAATCTATCACCTAACACGTTTTCGAGCTGTTCTTTATCTTTATTGCTTGTGTATATGTTGCTTTTTCCTGCATTAATTCTATCATCAATGTACTGGAATAGAATCTGATGCTCATAACCCGATACTGCAAGTTCTCCTATATCATCCCAAATTACCAAATCAACTTCACTGATAAGATTGCATAAGTCCTCAAAGCCTTTTACATCTTGTGATATAGAACGTTTGCAATTATATAGAAACTTAGGTACACTTATGAATAATGCTTTGCAATCTAAACAAGATTTATGCCATATGTTATCAAAATAAGAGTACATCAATCTAATTGCCCAGCTCGTCTTTCCATTACCACAGTTACAGGAATAAATATATAGATTATTTCCATTGTTGATAAAATCTAGGATATTATCACTGATGTCTTTAAGCTGCATAAATGACTGGACATCCCCATTATCACAAGCTGTTAAATCTTTGTATTTCCATAAAGATTCGGGCAATTGCGACTGTTTAAATAGTGCATACATTAATTTATACCTTAAGCAGTTTTCACTGCATTTATTAGTGCATCTTCGTTGATACCAACAATCTTGTATGTTCATCTCAACCCCTCTTTTATCTGTAATCTTTTTTGTGTCTCCATGAGTGCATCCAATGTATCCGTGCTTTGTTCTATATGAGACCTCATTTTAGATATTGTATCATTTAGCTCAAAACTAGTCTGGGCTATCCAATATCCATCATTAGGTGTGCCACATATTGCATATCCATCATCTCTGAGTCGCTGAATAATATGTCTTACATCCCTTGTATTGAACCCAGTGTTATTAGATATATCTTTCTGATGTATACCAATAGGTTCATGTGGCAAGCTATGCAGTACACAATCTTTCATATAAGCTATATTTTTATCTGATTTTGATATTACATACATATAATCTTTCCTCCTAAAAATGCTTTATGCTTGGGTCATTATTTTTTATCAAGTTACGATAATTTTCTCTGCCTTCATCTGTTGTGGTGCCATTTAATATTAACTCCTGAGGTAACCGGTTTAATGGGTTTGACTTCATCTTTAACCAATCTGGGTCTATATTCATATATCCATTATCAAGAGATAGCTGAATAGCATTTATCTGAGTTTTTGTACTTACTTTTGCTAGTCTTGTTAAAATAGCATTTACTTTATCATCTGTAACCATTTTATGGTTTTCTAAAAGATTTCTAAAAAATCTACTTAAAAGTTCTATAACTTCATCTGTTAAATCATATTCTAAACATTTCTTTTCTATAGATTCGATTCTAATATCAATTTTAGATTTCTTTTTAGAATTTTTCTTATATATATTATCTTTAATACTTAATTTATTAGTATTTAATTTGTTAGTATTTAATTGGGTGTGATTTTCTACACGTTGAATTTCTATGGGTAGATTTTCTACACCTTGTTTTTTACCTTCTTGTTTTGGTTTCTCATATATATTGTAAACATATTCAATTCTACCTGATTCTGTCTTATCAGGCATTATTTTATCAATTTTAACATAACCGAATTGTTGTAGCTCTTTCAAAGCTGATTTAATAGCAGTTTCATTTTCTTTGCAAATAGCAACTAATCCAGCTATTGAGTAATCCCAGTTATCCGGAAGTGAAAGCATCAAGGATAATAACCCTTTAGCTTTTAAAGACATAGCTTTTTCTTTAAAATGATAATTACTCATAACAGTATAGTTTTTTGTTTTTTCCACTCTTATAACTGACATATACAATTCTCCTTCTTAAAATAAAATAAGTTATACAAATTGAATGGCGGTTCAAAATGTATAACTTATTTACTAACTGATATTAAGTTGTTACAGATATTAAGTCCGCCAACCTAATATCAGCTGTTGCGTGTCTCTCACGCTGTATATTTATTATAACATACAAATAAATAAATTACAATACTTAATTGATTGAATTTAATTCCTCAATCTGCTTATCTACTTCACAGTTAAGCTTAGCCCATAACTGTTCTCTTACATCCTGTATATCTATGATAACATTGGAAGTATCCCATTCTTCCTCAGCAACAAATTTAAAATAGTTATCACCTTTCTTAATGGTTGCCCCAGAGGTGTATCTCATTGACACTATCTTTATACCGTCAACAGATATTTCTGCCTGCTCTTCAGCTTTCTTCTCTTCTTTAACTTTAACAGCTTTATTCTCTTTTTTGTTGATTGTTTCTTTGTTTTTTGATGTAGATTTTACATTTTTGTTATTACCTGTATTGTTGTTACTCTTTTTAGTTTTATTTGCTTCTTCAACTAATTTTTCTTTATTGTTCGTTGATGTAGCATCAACAGATGCATCTTCTTCAAACATATCTTCAGGAACATCCATAAATTCATTTTCTCCAGCCTCATAGCCTGCGCACTCTGTACAAGCTATTTTCTTATTATCTACCTCCATTGTCACACCATCACAATTCTTACAATACTCGTCTGTTGGGTCTCCTGCATATTTACAAATTTTACTCATTCTTAATTACCTCCATGAAATCTCTTTTTGGCTTTTTCTGCCATTTCTTCTCTTTGTTCGTCTGTAAGTTCTTTTTCAATGATAGAAAGCTTTAATGCTTTAAGTGGTAATTTAGCTAATATACTGCCATCATTGTTATAAGTTATAATTTTAGCTTTATCAGGATGTTTCTTGCATAATGACTCAATTTTAGTTATGAATTTCTTTTGACTAATTGATAGTGTAATAGTATCCTCACCTGTTATCCACTCAATGCAATTTTCTCTATAACCATCCATATATATCATCACTCCTTTCTTCTTGTGACTCTTAATGTATAAGATGTCTTTGTTATCTTAGCTTTCGCTAGTTTGTTAATATCAAAATCACCATTATATACAAGTTTTTCCAAAGCATCTTCATCAATGTATTCTTTCTGCTTAATAACAGACGATAACAATGCACCACTGAGATTTTCTTTTATGATTTCAATTGCTAAATCCTCATTTAATGACTCTTTATCGGTTTTTGTCAATGTAGCAGTATATTTCTCTGAATCTGCTGAACTCATATCATGTCCATACATATAGCCCTTAATATTCTCACTAAGAGCATTATTTACTTTTTTTAGTGCATTTTCTTTATCTTTTGACTCTTTATATTCATCAATGATTTTTGACAAGTCAAATCCATCTCTTCTACTCATTTAATGTCTCCTTCTTTTTCTTGTATTGCTTACCTAATTGTAAAATTTGAGTACCACGTTTTCCCCACTGATACATAGCATTAAATTCTGCCATGCATCCACGATACTCAGTTTTTAATAGCTGAGAAAATCGTTTTAACTCTTGTACTTGAGCTAGAGTAAATAGCATTGTACCTCGGTTATCAATTTCGGGTTTAGGTAAAACCAAACCTACGGGTTTCTCATAGTATTTTGAATTATACCATTTATACCATCTAATAATGGTCTTTGTAGATACATCAAGTATCTGTGCGGCTCTTGCTGTCGAAAATTTTTCTGACATATTATCACCTCCTTTTTCCTGCACATATCGTAAGTATAGACACACCAGGTTCAAGTGGTTCACCCACATCAACTAACTGTGTTCCATTAATACTATCATCATTATAATTATACCTCACTAATTGTAGAGCGGCATATAATGTATCAAATATTGTTTTGCAAGCATTTTCACTTACTTTCACATATGCTAATATTTTATGTGAATTTTTAAATACTTTGTAAATTTTCATTTTTAATCCTCCAAAAATGATATATATATGTTGCTTTGTTAATATTGTAATACATAAAACTATTATTGTCAATAGTTTTATGTATTTTTTATTTATGATAATAAGAAATTTATATCATCAAGACTGACTTTACCATCTACAAGAGCATCTGCAATTTGTCCTTTCTTTTCAACAAGCTCCTCAATTCTTTCATCAATGGTGTCACGACAACATAATGTAATTACAGAAACCGTTCCTTTTGTACCAATTCTATGAGCTCTATCTTCTGCCTGTGCTTTAAGAGCCATATTCCAAGGTGAATCTAAAAAGATAACATTCTGTGCGGCTGTTAATGTTAATCCAGTTCCCATTGCTCCAATAGTACCAATTATAACTTTGCATTTATCATCAATTTGGAACCTGTCAACTTCTTTCATACGTTCATCCGCTTTAGTTGCTCCTGTGATATAAGCTGGATTATAAGATTTCAATTTCTCTCTTGCAATTTCTGTCATGCTTTCCCAGTTGCTAAAAATAATTGCTTTCTGTCCACTTGCAACAATCTCTTGTACTAATTCAATCATTCTATCCATTTTAGCAGATTCCTGAACTTTATCAGATAATATACCAGTCCATCCAGTTGCTTGTCTTAATCTAATCATCATTGAAAGTGGATTATTTGAGAATTTAATCTTCTGTAAATCTGACATAACACCATTATATACTTCTTTATAAATTTGATTTTGTTTAGGTGTCATATCAACATATTCAATCTTTCTAATCTTTTCAGGTAAGTCAAGAACTTCTGACTTCAATCTTCTAAGCATGATATTATCCATCATTGCTCTAATCTCTTCAAGGTTCTTATAACCAACAACCTGCGAACCGCCCCATCCACCTAATGTACAATAATGTTGTTTGAACTGATAAAAACTATGATTCTCATATCCTAGCCACTTCATAGGGAAGTATAAGTCAAGCGGATTATTCATTAATGGGGTACCACTCATAGCAACCATATATTTAGCTTGTACGTTTATCATTGCACGACTTTGTAAAGAAGTAGGTTCTTTTGACTTGTGACACTCATCAAAAGCAATTACTGAGATTGTTCCATTTTTACATAATTCTTGTAATTTTTCAGCAATCGGAAAATGATATTTGCTTTTGGTTATCTTTTCCGCACCGGCTCTAAGCGTTTCGATGTTCGTAATAATGTATCTGCAATCTGGAAGATTGTCTAAATCTTCAAGCTTGTCTTTTGTACTTCCTTCATAAGCTTTCCCAGTTGTCTTTCTGAATCTTGTACCAAGTACCCATCCTTTTTCATCTGAATGAATACTAATTTCTGATTGCCAATTATATTTTAATGAATTGACACCACAAACGATAAGTACCTTATTTATTGTGTCTGTTTTTTCAAGACACCCAACAAAGTCTATAATCTGCTTTGTTTTTCCTAAACCTTGGTCATCACATAACAAGAATTTCTTTTTATTCAATCCAAATCTTACACCATCAATCTGATGTCTAAAAGGCTTTGTCTTAAATTCAAAATCTTTTGGAATATCAATCTCAAATTCATGCTTGTGTAAATCTTCATAAGTACCTTCAACTTTGATTTCTTCATTTTCAAATTTATTGCACAAGCCTATTATATTGTTTATAGGAATTTCCCAAGTATGATTATCCGGATTATATACTCTTGTTCCCATTTGCTTGATAAAAGAAACAATATCTGGGTTATAATCAAAACTTACAAAAGCACTCTTTTTTACTAAAATGTTGTTGGAGAGCTTTTCTGGTTCTCCAATATGTATTTTAATCATTATATAATTTCTCCTTTCTTAGCTAAAACCTTGTTTATAAATTCCATCTCTCTTTCATTCACATCAAATATAACTGATGTATGTTTATTATCTATATTTTCCATAGCAATGATTTTATGTGTTGGGCATGTTTTTAATTTTGCACCTTTCTGATAATTATTAACTATATATTTAACTTTCATATTAATTTTCTCCTTTCCTTTAATGTAATTATATTGTAATACATAAAAATATAATTGTCAATAGTTTTATGTACATTAAAATAAAAAAATAGAGAGGATTTTTGTCCTCTCTATTCTTATACATTAGCTGTCTGTACTATATCTTCCAAATTAGATAGATACTTAGTGAATATTTCTTTCTCTTCCGGTGTGCAAGTGTGATATAATTCACTTAACATCTTCCTAATAGTAGACATTAATGCTTCAAGATTGCTTATACTTCTATTTTTCATGTAGTTAATGAACAAGTCTTGAATATCTGTAATGGCTTCATCTACATTGCTATCCGGTACCAAATCAATATTCATCTTATCTACAAGTGCAAGAATTATAAAAGCATCAACATCGAAATGTTTAGCAAGCTCGTTTTCTGCAAGTTCTTTTGCTATTGGGATACTCTCATTAAATGTCATATACTCACCTACATTGATAGCATCACTTTAATCTTAGCTACTCTGTCTGCATACTTGCGCATACAATGTTCCCATCTTTCTTCTGTCTCTTCCGGCATATAAGTATTCTTCATTTCTGCATATATAGATTCACCCATTTCCTTGAAATTTTGAGCATGCAATAATTCTTGATTACTCATATCATGGTAAAGTTTAGCCCATTGTGGGTTATTAACTTTCAATTCAATATACTTTTCAGCATATTCTTCTGCTCCATCAACTTCATCTTTAATGTGGTCGATATATTTATTAATTTTTCTCATAGCTTAATCACTCCTTCTCTACCACAAATGCAAGGTTCTGAGCTGTTACTACCTGTCCACCAATAACGATGGTGAGATTAGCTGTATCACAATCACAATTTAACCTTACAAGAGCTGATATAGGAAGAGTTACAATGTCACCTGCCGCTGTTGCTGTTGCAAGGGCTGTTGCTCCTTGAACTGGAGCTCCATCTTTATATAATGTAGCAGTGATATTTCCTGCGGCACTTGCGGCTACTGCTACTGAAGCATCTACATCATAATAACCAGCCCCGCCTTGACAGTTACCAATTGATACACCATTTCCACCAAGTTGACAATACTTACCATATCGTCTAATTACTGTAGATGGCACATAAGTACCACCAATACCAATAGATGTTCCTGTTGTAGTATTAACCACATAAATTCCTGATTTACAACTCATATTATTATCTCCTTTCATTAAAAAAGAGGAATACCGACAAGGCATTCCTCTATAATATCAAACCTTGTCTAAAAATGACTTAAATGTTACAACCGTTGTTGCAACATGACTGATTCCAGTAAGGGTTCATACCCGCTGTGTATGTTGTTGCATTAGGATAGCGAACTACACCACACATAGCTGACTGAAGCTGAAGCTGGTTGACCTGAGCCTGTAAGCTGTCAATCTTATTCTGCTGAATAGCATCAAGAACCTTCTGTGTCTGAGCTGTTGTATTAGCATTAATAGCGGCGGTATTAATAGCTCCGTTATAATTAACACCATCAATAGCTCTCTGTGTTGTACAGCAACAATCAGCAACCTGTTGCTGAACTGTATTGAAGTTTCTCAGTGTTTCATAACCTAGATTACAGATTCCATTCTGCAATCCCTGGTAATCATGCTGAAGATTATCATTTAATCTACCAACTGAATTTTCAAGATTGTTAAAATTCATGGCATTACAAAGACCTGCTTCTGTAACTGGTTCTCCGTTGATTCCTCTGTTTCCACCAAAGAAACCACCTCCACCAATAAGTAAGAGGATTAAAAGTGCGAAAATCCACATTCCGCCACCGCCTGCACCACCGAACATACCGTCTTTATTATCTGTGACTGCGGCAATGTCTGCTAAAGATACTCCATCTGTCATAGTAGTATTCTCCTTCCATTTTTTAATATTTATATTGATTTTGCAAAATCCTTATTTCAACTGAGACATAAATTCATCTACATTTATACCTCTTTGCTGACAAATATTTCTAACTGCTTGCTCAGGATTTAATCCTTTTCCGCTAAGCATGTTCATTATTCCTTTGACTTGATTTACATTATTCATCATTGATTTGGCTTGATTAATTATCTGTGGATTTATCTGTGAGGTTTGATTTTGACCTTGAAATAGACTGCTTGCCATTATTCATCAACTCCTTTTTAAAATCTTCAAATTCCTGTCTACTTATATAATCACTATTTTGTGATACTTTTGTATTTTCTTTTATTTCTGTAAATGAGAATGTCCGTATAGATGGAAAGCCAGCGCCATCTGTTGACTTCACATACATTATATCTTCATTTGTATCAAATAATGCCACTGTGCTATTAGCTGACATCTGATAAGCTTTAGCTCCATCAATGCCATTGACTCTAATAAGATTTTGTGTGGTCATTTGAGGTTGTGTTAATGTGGAAAATTGATTGGGATAGAAATTATTCATTCCCATATTATAATTATTATATGGATTCATGTGTATCCTCCAAATCTATTAAATTATTTTGCTCTAATATCTTAATGGTCTCTAAAGCAATCTTAACAATATAAGCTGAAGGAATTGTATTTAATTTTTCGTTAGAAACCAAATTATCAAAAATATCTTCTACTGTCATAAATATTTCCTCCTTCTAACTTTAATATAATAAAAAAGTACACATTCAACAATGTGTTAAATGTGTACTCAATGTGTTATTATAAGACTTTGAGAATCTTCTTATTAACTTTTCTACTTAACTGTCTAGCATAATCATAAGATATATGTAAATCTTCAGCAATTTGTTGTAACGAAATTCCTTTAGCTCTTTCTTCAAACAATTTTATTTCAAGATTTACAAAATTACAATTCTGTCTAAAATAGTCAAGCTCCGGTTTGGTAAATTCTGAAATTGTCATTTATTACCTCGTTGACCTTCTTTTTGAACGAGGTCTGTTGGTACGTTTTACTGTTCTAGTTTTCGTCACTCTCACTCGTGCCAATATTAACACCTCCACTTTCATTATATACTGCGTTTCCATCATCTTCCGCTTGTATGTCATAAGACTCAGAAGTTGATTCTTCACTAGGTAGATTCCATGCATATAGCCATGCAAGATTTGTTGCAAATAGCATTATAAGTACAATGATAAATGCAATAAACCATCTACGGGCTCGAGTCTTTACCAGATGTAAAAGCTCACTAGCTAAGCTGTCCTTTTCTTCCATTAATTAGTTCCTCCATTCTTCTTATAATTGCTAGTACTAATCCCAAGAATTGCACCTAAAAAAGTATCAATTGCTGTGATAGTACCAACAATCTGTTCCCCAAAAGGTAATCCCCATATGCCTGCAAGTGCAAAGTACAAAGTACCCAAAGCAGGAAGCAGAATTAATGCTACCCATTTTAACAAGCTATATGTTTTGTCACTTAGTATAAGATTTCTCATTCTTTACTCACCTTCTTTTTTCTCTAAATCTTCAATTCGATGTTCACTTACTCTCTCACGAGTGTTCATAACCCTCAATGTAGCTTCAATGTCATAAACTCGTTCAATTAATGAATTATGTTTATCTTGTTTTTCTTCTAAACTCTTAATATCTTTCTTTATAAGAGCTACTTCATTTTTGACTTCTTCAATCGTGATACTATGCTGTTGTTTAGATGTGTATATAATCCCAATGAAGGATAATCCACCAGTTATTAACGCTACAACTATTGAAATCATATATCACCTGCTAACTGACATATCTATGTCCTTGATAGTATGCGGCAAGCCATCCGGATGGACATTTAATCCAAACATCATTTCCGATTTTTGTTACCTGCTGACAAGTTACAACTGTTCCTTTGTTTAATGCCCCATCATTGTCGTTATCATGTGCTCTGCCTCCGGAAGTTAATTCTGAATGTTTCTTTGCTCTATAATTAGTGCCTGCTCCTGTACGAACTTTAAGCTCAACTTGTAATGTATAATTGGTACCTACATGATAGTATTCATTGCTAATCGTAGGAGTAGATGGTTTAGGTGAAGACATTCCTCTGGAATAATCAGAGCTTGTCACTATTACAGTATGTCCTTTGGTGCAAGTAACAAGTATATCTCCTTTATAAAGCTTCATTCCATTTTTATACTGACCAAGATTGTCGAATAATCCTGTAGCCATTAGCTTTGACTTCTCATTAGCTGTTGTGAAATTTCCCGGGTCTACGCTAGTGGCTTCTTTAACACATTCTCTAGCAAGTGATGAGCAATCACATTCTGTTGGTGTAGTAGTACCAATGCCATGTGTTACCACACCTAACCGATTATACTGGTCATATCCTATATTAGGATTACCACAAGCATTATACATTTTTGTTCCGATTGCATTTGCATGAGTTACAGATTTAGGTCTCAACACAATCCAACCCTTCCTATGAATATAGAAGTTTTGAGTTCTTACTTCCTGACCTGTCTGGTCACCAGCTGTTCCACCTGAGTATTTTCCTCTTTCATCATGCCTAGCTGAACCAACTAAAATCATAATTACAATTCTCCTTTCTTTTTTATGTATTATAACATTTTTATATCATTTTGTACATACATTAATTAAGAATATAATCATATTCTTCTTGATTTATAGTTCCATTTTTCAATCGCTTATCAATATCTTTCTTTGTGACTCTCTGAGGGTCAGCTTGATATAATCGTTTTAAACTTTGAACTAGGATTCTATATGTTTTTTCCATATTAAATTATTCCTTCCTGCATTAATTGCATAGTGTAATTGTCAATAGCTTCATTGTCTGAATGTTCGTTAATCTCTTTTGCCTGTTCCATAGCAATAAGATACTGTGAGTATTCGTCCTGCGTCAGCTCTCGCTCCTCGTACTCCCAGTGCTTAGGTTTGTAAGTAAAATCGTCCTCATTCCCTGTTGCTTCAACCGATTTAATGTTTTTTCGCTGATAAACGATATTCGAAGAAGATATTGTGTCAATGTCAAGTGGCTTGTCCGATTGCATACTCTCTACGAGCTTGTATTCTGTCATATTCAATACACCTTACCTTTCTGTCTGTTACTAAAATTCAATATGTTCCCTCTGCAAGTTATTTGTAGGAAAGGGATGTCCCAACGGTATCCCATGCGGCGTCAATCACGTTGTCCTCGTTTATGCAGAACGCGCCACCAGAACGGCTGTTTCTCGAGTTGCCACCGAAAAGAGCAAGGGCTATAATTGCAATGTCAAACCAACAGCCATCAGGATAATAAGTCGATGATGAGCCTGTGATTGATATTGGAAACATACCTAATGCCGTATATAGCATGTCCTTGATATATCCACCCGATGTACCACTAGGAGTTGAATTAGGTATCTCGATATACCCTGTCCCATCAGTGTTGTAGTTAGTTGCACTGCTTCCATCCTTTGTTGATGGAGATAGTTTAACTTTTACTATTCCATTGGCAAGAATAAGTCCGACTGTTCTTCGCCACTGATTACCGTAGTAATTCTCCATACCAAAGACTTTAACTCCGGCTTTTCCGGCATTTTCGCCCCAAAATAAGCCTTTGCTATCCATTGTACCGGTCTTAAGAAGGAAGTGCTCGCCATCGGTAGTTTCGCTGCTCATGCCTCGTCCGAATACATCTTGCGTCTCGGTAGATTTTCCCATGATAATAAGCAAAATGTTAATCAAAAGTCTGTCAACATATTGCTCGATTTCATAGCCCGTGCCATTGGCTCTTGCATATGTCATTTCTTGACTGGCTGATTTCGATTTAATAACTGTTTGACCACTTATTGAGCGTAGCTTATTGTTGCTGTCAAGTGAGCCATTATAAATTGGTGTATAAAAATGAGATTTTTCATTGCCGTTAATGTCAATAAAATTCAGATTTTTAAAATCTTTATCAGCTTGGTAGTTGGCAACATAAAGGCTTGCACTGTTTGGATTGCCTTTGTCGGGTTCAATTTTCCACCATATAATGTCTGTGCCATTGCCTCATTCCATCATAGCATTTCCATCGTAATTAACGTTTGCTACATCTGACGCACTGCCGTCTATTTTTTTAGTTAAATCGTTTTCGTTGAGGTAATAGTCAACCTGTCCATTCGTTTTAAGCATACATGGTCTTGGCATAAAAAAGGCATTCGCCCAAGAGCCATAATCGAATGTACCACTTGTATAGTTCATCTTTGCCGGTATCATTCCGACTGCATTTGCTAAGTATCTGACTCTTGTTTTTGGGTTGCTGTCTGTTCCGTCGATGTGAACACCATAAACAAATCTTTCCTCACTTAATGTTGAAGCAAATGTGGTCAATTTTTTAATTTGCCTGTCCATTTTATTAAGATTATCAGCATCAATGGGGGGTGGTTTCACTAGGCAAATTTACAAAGTTAATTGGGTTATAATCATCAACAAATGCCATAATTTATTCCTCCTTATCTTCCTCTTCTGCATTATTTTGTGTTTGCTCGTCTTCTGCATTATTTTTTGCTTCTTCAAGTACTTTGTTATTGTATTCTTCGAGTTCTTTATTTTTAACTCTTGCTGAAGCATTGGTAACATCATTCATTATATCTTTCATAATTAATTCAAGTATGCTTGGATGAAGTTTAGATTCATTCAGAATATTGATTATGTTGTTTCTTGTTTCTTGAATTAATAAGCTTGCGGGTCTTTCCATGTTTAATTTTTCTCCCTTCATGAAGTTATATTAAGATATCCTATCTGTACATTATCTATATATACATATATATGACTATTATACCATTGAAACGTAAGTCCATGCTCCTCCAGAATCATTGCAGGATGTCCGGTACCCCACCAAGGCGATTGCATTATAACCTGACCAGCATTAAAATATGAATTACCCTTAACTTGAAATTTTCCACTTATAACTAAATTATTGCTCATATAGGTGGTATCTTTTCCTTTGCTCTTCTCATTCCATATATCACCATACATTGTCAACCATGCTGTGTTTCTTTCACCGTCATAACCCTCGATAGTGGTTGTAGATGCATCTATTGTCATACACATATAGTTGCTTGAAGCTAATCCAAAGTAGGCTGAAAATTCATCTGGAGATGATGCCATTTCAGCAAAATATTGGTCAGTACCTACTTCTGTACCTATACCTAAGCTTGTGTATAGTTTTAACGTTTGAGCACCACAATCTCCTGTATTAGATGCATAGAAAAATTGACCTTGTTTGCTTGTATAATCTCCACATTCTAATGAACCACTTAATAAAGCATTTTTAGCGGTTATAGTTCCATCTTTAGTAATTGTACAATTATCTGAGCCTAATGTCAAACGATTACCAGTTAAGTTAATAACATCCGCACTTGCATTAATCATTGATATAATCTGACCATTATCATCTTTATCAATTTTAAGTTCAAGGTCTGCTTGTACTTTCTTAACTGTCTTATTGGTGTTTGTTAAGTCTTTTCCTAACTGTGTTACATTTTCATTAGTTGAGGACAAGGTTTTATTTGTATTTGTCAAGTCATTACTTAGACTATTTACAGTCTGATTAGTAGAACTTAATCCTTTTGAAACTTCATCAATATTATTATTGGT